CTGAAGCCCCGCGTTGGGCCAGAAGGTGTTGATATGGTCGACTGTCATCCACTTCTCACGCTCGAGGTAGGTGGTGTCCTTCAGTTCCGGGTCCAGAGTCTGGGCATCCAGACGTACCTTGAAGCCGGATTCCCAGTTCACCACAATCTCGGCCAGAAAATCATCGCCCATGCGGACGTGGACATCGATCCAGCTGAGCCCATCGATCCCGGCTGTCTTAAACGCCCGGGAGTTCACCTTGTCCAGCCTGCGACCGCGGTTCTGGAACTGCAGCACGGCCGTTGCGATCTTGGCTTGATCCTCATCACGGCCCTCGGTGGGCTTGGCCTCGAGTCCTGTGCGGAAATTGCGTTCTACGCCACTGAAAGTGTTGAGCTTAGGAGAAATCATGTCGATCTCGAGGGCTGAACGTCCCTCGAGGTCCAGCTGTCTGATGGCATCGTCTTGCCACTGGCGGTGAGTGGTGTAGTCGTGCCAGACCGTCATTTTCTCTTGCAGTTCACGGTTGGTGTCGATCAGCATGCGATCAACGGCGATCATTTCTGCGAGGGTGGTTAGCGACATCTACATCCTCATGAATGCTTTGCCCTTGGTCCGATAGTCATCGATCTCGTCAACCCAATCATCGTCATAGATGTCTTTTTTGGGGTTCACGGACTTCTGGGTGTGGTTGGCAAAATACCGCAGACAGTCACAGGCGTGATCGTCCTTTTTCTCGGCTTCCTCAGGAACGTTCTTCACATGGGAGGCCATGTCTTTCCAGTGGTAGGAGTGAATCTCGTCGAAAACATGGTGCATGGCCGGGATATCGAAGAACAGCAGGTGGCGATCGCGGAGCATCTTGCCCACCAGATCGATGCCACCGACCTTGTCGTTATCCGCCCGCTCCCAGTACAGGCCATACTTGGCATACTGGTCAGCAGCTGTTTCCTCGGCATGCTCATGGAACATGGACGGATCCGCCAGATTCCGCTTGATGCCCTGAGTCCCCGACATGGCGTGGATCACAGCAGCATGGTAGTCAACCCACTTCCCGGCTTCGTAGTGGACGTTGTACACATAATCAGTCCCCGACGGGGCAGTGGCGATCCACAGGCAGACTGTGGGGTTGCGGTGGCCATGATCCAGCACCCGGTAGCGATTCCACCAGTGAGGAATGGCGAAGGGCTTGACGACATGGCCCCCATCGGCTGGAGAGGCTGTATTGAACGGCTCCTCCAAGAACTCAGGCCAGACAAGCCCTTCGAAATTATCCCACGATCCCTGTACGAATCGGCGGACGTAGCGTTCTGGCCGAGCCAGCTGGTCAGCGATGTAGTCCCATGGCAGATGGATATTATCGCACCTGTCTGGGGTGATGTCCGACTGGCAAGTAGGTATGGGGGACCCCTTCTTCCAGATACGACCCGAAACCACACCGAAGGGGAACTGGTTCCGGCGCTTGATCCATTTGTGCCAGATCCAGTTGTGTCCGGCCGGGTTCGCCGTCTGAATGCTGCGTCTGGACGAGTTCTGGCGTCTCAGTTGTCCCACGGCAGCCTGCCACATATCCTCGGTGATCTCCTCGAGCTGGTCAGGAGCGAACAGTCCGAGGTTCATGGATTTGACCTTCTTGATGGCCTCACGGGAGGCATCCAGCTGCATGTACACGATCTTGGATTTGTTGTGAAGCTCCACTACATGCTCGGTCTTGTTGTGGCGGACGATCAGTTCAGGGGGGAGCATGTCCAGCAGGTTGGTTAAGGCTGATTTCTGATAGGAGTCGATGAATTTTCTTCCAGTGAGGATCACGTTGCGGGGGTAACGGAGGGCTTCGTTGATGATGATGGCCGACATACAGTCAGTCTTACCCCAGCCCAATGAGCCCTCCAGCAGGGTATGCTTGAAATTGGCGAACTTGTCGAACGCCTCTACCTGAATGGATAATGGGGGCGTCGGCACCTCATCGAAGCCATGGAATCCTATGTAAACGTTCTGCATCATAACGACAAAACGCCCCAAGGTGGTCATTTCCACCGAGGGGCGAGTACATTTCGACATCGCCTTATGTCAGGAATTCAAGCTAGTCGGGGAGTCCCTCCTTGGTATGTTCGATCTTGTTGATACGGCCTCCTCCGATGTGTATGTGAAGTATAACACGCTTACCAGCCTTGAGCAAGGCCATAATTTTCCGCATGAGTTCGGACACAGTCAACTGCCTAAGAGCCTGTTTTTTAACTTGTTTATGGCTGCTATGAATCCGATCTGTGTCACAACGTCTTCAGTGTCGCAATCGTCCATGGCAAGCAACGAAACTTTCGGCATGGCAGCGCGCTGCTGGTCGAGGTTCCTTTGGGTGAATGTCGCTTGCTGCAGCTGGGACCACTGAATTTGATCCAGCATGGCACTTCTCACAGCGTTCTGGTTTGCCTGCGCTTGGGCCAGCGTCTGGCCAGACGCAGCAACCCACGCGTCTCCGGCCTGTTGCCTGATCCCTGCTGGGCTCTGGCCTGGGCTATCGCTGCCGGGTCAACTGCGACGTTATAGGTCGGGCCTTGCTGGGGTACGATGAATTTGAACGAATCGCCACCTTCTGACCGGGTGTAGGACACGGGAGACTTTACCAGCAGGGTCTTGCCATTAAACTGCCTGCACAGGCCGTCCTCTGCGAGGCGCCACAGGTGATCCATGGCCTGCCGCATCATCTTGTCGAACTCAGTCTGGTCGATAGGGGCATTACGTTCGTTCCCCGGGCCACCCTTGAGCTTGGGGGGATTGAAGTAGGCTCCCTGCCGGAACCTCAGTCGTGTCTCGGACGATATCTGCAGCGCCACACAGATCGAACTGTCGAATAACGACCGGATGTAGCGCCACTCGAAGAAGGCGTCGGGCTCCAGCAGCTTGCTGCGCTCGTCTACCTCCCACGGTGCAAAGGGTTGAATTCTCATGTTGTTCGCCACGTTCATCGCTCCTGTCTGCATTACTTTAACTCCATCGATTTGACCCGTCTGTCCCATCATCCCTGCAAAGAAGACGGGATCCTGTGCCTGCCGGAGCAGCTCCTCGGCCCGGTCGTTTCCAATTTTGATCTTTGTCTCTCCCTTCTCGTCCTTGGAATAATCCAGCACGACTTGAGCCCACACCTTCCCCGTGATCTGCTCCACCTTCCGCGCTATCCCCCGAATGGTCATAGTTTCATCTTCGGGAAAATCAGTTCAGGGGCAATGTCGATCTCACGGGACATCTTCTCTGCCACCCGCTTGAACATCTTCTCTTCCTTGGAGTCCATGTCGTCTCCGGCAGCCATCTGTTTCAGGTTCATGGCAATCCCCTCGAGACACCGCTGGATCCCGTCGCGGATGATCTCGTCAGAGTCCTCAGACCCGAAGTCGAACCACGCCGGGAGCATGAAGTACTCTCTGTGATTCTGCGGGTTCCTGATCCTCCCGGCACACAGCACCACTGCCGAGGCATGGAATACCTCCTCGATCGTCAGCACACCCGGCTTCTCCATCACTCGAGGCGGGTACCACTCGATGCCTCTGGGCATGGTGATGAATTCAAACGTCGAGCGCTCTCGGATGGGATCGAGGATTGAACTATCGGGTTTCGTGACGCGACCTTGGGCCACGGGCTCTCCTCCTGATTTTGTGCCACTCGGTCTTGTGGCGTCTCTTGGTGTCTTCCAGCCACTCCCGCAGCTGGACTTCTCTGTCTGGCCATTCGTTTATCGGCACGGTGATATCATCGGCCTCAAACCTGATCTGGGAGTAGGGCGTCTCGCCATACTTCTCCTTGGGTTTGTCCATGATCAGCATGGCCACTGAATTGGAGAAGGCGAATTTACGGATCTGGATTGCTGCGTAGGGAAAGACTTCACGGGCCATGTCGTAGCACCAGCCATAGCCGTAGTGGACTGCGATTGCCTGCTCGTCATGACGGATATCAACGGGAACATCCTCGGGATAGGCCGTTACCGGGGCGCCCTTGGTCCCTGGTTTCGGAGTATTATCAGCCATGATTAAACACCGCCTTCGGATGCAGCCGTCTGCGTTTGGCAGACTCCACAGTCTCTCCTGAACCGCTACACATTAACCAGTGCTGTGGGGGGCCGATATAGACGTCGTGGGTTCCGTACATCCAGCGCCTGATTCCGTCGCGACACATCCGCTTCCACGAGTCGACCACCCAGCCACACACGCTGCAGCGCCTGCGATGGTATGTCCAAGCCATTAGTCTTCCGGCATTGGTTCCATCTTCAGCGGACCTCCGCCCGGGTAGGGTTCCTTGGCTCCCTCACACCACTTCTGGGCATGATGGAGGACCCTCGTCCGGCAGACGTCTTCGAAGATGGGGCGGTAGACGAGACGCAGCCTGCAGTTCAGGCGGTTCCAGAAGCCCTTTACCCGGCCACAGACATACCATTGTTCCCCGTGAAACTCATGCCTGTGGTAGGATCGGCCTCTACGATTCGGGGTGTGATACGCTGGCATCGGTACTTGCCTCCGTGTCTTGAGATTGACCCTCGTCGGGCGTACTCTCGTCACCGGAAACCTGTGATACCTCGGACTCAGTCTCCGGGGACCCTTCCGTCGACAAACTGGCCGAATCCGGGGCGTCCGGCGTGATATCTTCTTCGCCAGCCATGGTGCCCGGAGGGGTGATAGGATCGATCGTGATCGAAGCAGAGCCATACTTCTCGGAGTACTCCTCCGGCGACAGTTGGGCCAGAACCTTCGGCACCGCAGTACCGCCCTTGGCCTGCCAGAAGTTACGCTTGGCCTCAACACGTTCATCGATAGGCCTACGGATGAATTCCTTGAGTTGGGCTGTGATGTGGGGATTGAGTTGGATAGGCTGCGGGTGACCAGCCATGAAGAAAATGCCGATCTCGTAGTTCACCATCTTCTCGCCAACCTCGTGGAACTTGGGGATCTGAGCAATGGGTGGCTGAAGTGGACCGAGTTTCACCAGTTGGCCCAGCAGGTCGGTATCTGAAGGCGGGTTCTCCCGCTCCTCGCGAAATTTGCATATCCAGCCATCTCCTATAGCCAGATTATCGTCGATCGAAAGAAATATCATGATGGGGGTCCTCTCGTCGTTATTCCGTCAAATCACGTCCAGCGCCGAGTAGTGTGGTGGTTCCGATGTTCCGTGAAATGGCCAGCGGTAGTTGCGACACGACGCTGACACGAGGTAGGATCGGCGCCAGACATGATCTTCCGGGTTCTGGTATGAGGAAAGTCACGGACCCGAATCTACACCCCCGGCTCCCGAATTCCCAAACACTTCCAGATCTCACGACGGGATCCCCTACGCATGTACGCGCACACGCGGTAAGCTCTTCCTCCCAGAGAAGAATTACATCCTAATAACACTATTCAGGAGAGGAGGGAGAGGAGGGAGAGTGTGAGAGGGAGGAGAGAACCAGCCCTCCGAATATCCGACGTGGAAACTCCAGAGTGCCCTCCTCGGGAGCCCCTCGTGAAGAATCCTGTGCCACTGCTTTGTATTTCCGACGAAACAATTCAATTTCCGACGAAACAATTCAACCAAATCTGTCGACGGAACGCCCGACGTGAAGCCCAAATTGTATTCTCGACGTAGAAATGCAGCGGGTGTGGCACAATCGGGATAATAGTGGACGCGTCTGTGTGGTGTATCATAGGGGTGTGGGAAGCGTCGAGGTCCCCCTACCCCCCGGGGTTGGCCCGTCGGCACAACGTCACAAGGCCCGTCACGGCTTGTCCGCACGCATAGCGAACACTTCGCTGTCTACCCGTCGGGCTAGATGTCCCACTCATCGTCGGTGAGTACACCATCGCGCTCCTCCAACTGACGGGGGGAGGGTGTGCTGCCCGCTGTGTCATGGGTGGTGGTGGTGTCCTTGGCGTCGGGTAGGACCTCGGCCTCAGTGGCGTCTGCCAGTTTGGCAGAGGAGAGGCCCGTCGACATGTCGTCAGGTGATGCCGTCGCTATGGCGTCGGTGGGCTCCTCTACTGGCCGTGGTACAGTGTAGCCCATGTTGATGATGATGTCCCGGCCCGCCACAACACCGACACCCTTGTCACGGTACGCCGGGTCAAGGCGCTTGAGGTGAAAGAAGCGCTCCACCTTGTTGACGGGCTTAAGGGCCTCTTCGAACCCGACGGCTTCGAGATCGTCCTTAAGAGCCTCGTCACGGGCCCTCAGTACCGTCATGACTGCCTCGTTGAACGACGGGCAATGCTGCCGTTCGTGGTAGACCTTGTGGGGACTAACACCGACGGACTTAGCAGCAAGATTCATCGTTCGCAGTTCGAGAAACTGCTCTAGGAAACGCGTACCCCAGATCGGCCATCCATCGCTTTTTGTTGGGGCGAGTCCAAGGTCCGTGAG